AGCTTGCTCAAGCAAGAGAAAACGGCCAAGTGCGGAGTCAAAAACAAGCGGCTCACCGCTGGTTGGGACGATGACTACATGGAAAAAGTCGTTTTCAGTCGGTAAATCCCCGTGCAATCGCCCTGGGGCTCAAGCAAATGATGCGGTACGACCCCAACTACAATCCTCAACGCCGGCCGTCCCCAACACCCCGTCCAGACTACGCCGTGAAGCAGAACGGCCGCGTTCTGACTTTGCTAGACGCCAAGTACCGTGATCTGTGGCAACGTTCATTGCCACGCGAAATGCTTTATCAGCTTGTTGTCTACGCTATCAGCCAACCGCATCGTCCCATCGCGAGCATCCTGTATCCGACTGCGGAGCGGCAAGCGAAAGAATCGAGGATCAATATTCAAGATCCCGTACGCGGCACCAAGCTGGGCCAGGTCTGCCTGCGTCCGGTCAACTTGCAACGGGTCGAACAAATGCTGAGCACAAACGATCACCAAGGTCGTGCCGATAGATACGCCGAAGCACATAGATTGGCGTTTGGAGAACGGTAGTTTGCCTGATTTGACTATTCGTTCTTGCAGCCAGAAGTGGCGTCATCATCGGGACTCATTGCGAGTACTGGATACCCATGTCGACCCGGTGCTTTCTCGTTCAGCCAACTTGCGAACCGGGTGGTGAGTGGATCGCTGTTGTCAATGATCTTGTGACCAGGTCCGGCCTTAATGAGTCCATGAAATCGTTTTGGGATCAGGATCGCTTTTGTCCCGTAGTACCAAAATTGATCGCAGATCAGAACGTTCTCGCCACTCAGGTCTTTCGCCTGAGACTCTGGTCCATGGAACGGATTTCGCCGCTGCACCCACTCCCCGTCTTCCTTGAAATAACAATTGTCTCCAAATCGTTTCCAATTCTCTCCGCGAAAGAAAGGCTGCTTGTTGGCAAATTCTTCAAGCGAACCATATTCTTCGATTGGAACAACTTGCGAGACGATACCCGCATAAACCAGTCGGTTAGCACCCACTGATTGGGCGGAGCCGGTGCCGACGATCAAATCACCACGATTGGCGTACTTACGGATTCGCGGTTTGCATGTTGCGAGCGTCAAATAACCGCCAAATGGATTCGGCGCGAACCCACAATCGAAGCGAACAACGTAGGAACGAATTTGCATCTGTGCTGGCTTTACTTGTCGCAATTGACCGTCATATCATGGAAATTGTGGCAGCCAAAACCGGCGTTGTCGAGTTTGCTTCGTACAATCAATCCCAAGCATTTGGCGGCGTTGTGGGTCGTAGATGCGAGCCCAGAAAACTTTTCACCGTAGTCCCTTGCTGCTTTGTGCTGATGCGTGAGTATAAGTCCGAGAGACTTGCTTGTGGATCCTAGCTTTTGATCCGCTTGCGTTCTCTGAGTTGTGTCCGAAAACGAAAAACGCCCGCAGTGGATTGCTCCTCCGCGGGCGTTTCGTTGTTTACAGCAAGTTGACGACGCGATCGGCGAGTCCCTTCTCGCCAAGCACGATGTTCATGTTGCCTGCCGATGCGATCTTTTCGAGAACCTCCAGCTCTCGCAATCGCATTAGCGTTGGGTTGTCGGCCAGTAGCTTTGCCGTGTTGGCTTGGCTACGCATGGCCGCCGTTTCTTCGCGACGAGCGATCAAGTTGGCCTCGGCCGCCTTCTTGGCTTCGGTCACCTTGTTCATCAGGTCCTTCATGTCGCCGGGCAGGATGACGTCGCGGATTCCTACCGAGACGACTTCCAAGCCAAGCACGCCGGCTCGGTCGCGAACGTTCTGCTCGAGTTCTTCGATCAGATCGTCTTTGCCCTCGCCATTCTTGCCGCTCAGGAAAACGTCGAGTTCACGACTTCCCACCGACGAACGCAATGCGAGCTGCGTTTCTCGGTAGATCGACTGACGCACGTCGTCCGATGAACTCACCGCTCGGCGAGCATCCTTCACGACGTACGTCACCATCGCGTTGATTCGCAGCGACACCTTGTCCGCGGTCAACATCTCTTGGCCTGACACGTCGACTTGCGATTCACGCATGTCGATTTCGACCACGCGAGCATCACCGGCATCCTTCCAGAACGCATACAACCCCGGACCAAGCTGATCGACATACCGGCCGTCCAAGAACAGCACGCCAATGTGATCGCGGTCGACCTTGCACACGTCAAGGAAACGCAGCGCATCGCCGCCGCGAACGATCGACGCGAGCTGCTTGTGCTCGAGCCGTGCGTTTTCGATCGCGACCGTTTCGATGCGAACATCGCGAACGCCGGTCCAGTAGGCGTACAGACCTGGTCCAAGCACACGGCTGAAGCGACCGTCGATCCACACCAGGGCTCGCTCGTGATCCCGCAGGTCCACGACTTCCGCCTTGTCGGCCAACACGCCGGACTTCACGATCACGTCGAGTTGTTCGTGCTGGATCCACGGATCTCGCTTGCTGACGACTTCGACCTTGGTCTTTCCAAATCGCGTGAACGCGTAGTGCTTGCCCGCGCCGAGCAAGCCAACGAATTCGCCTTCGCGGAACTTCAGTCCGACTTCGTAGCTGCGGATGTGCGTCTTCTTGAACATGATGAATCTTAGGTAGTGGATCTTGTTAAAGATCCGGAGCATGAGGGATCTTTAACAAGATCCACTACGATTGTATTGAGCTGCGTTTCTTTAAGTTGAAAGAAAGAGGCTTTTGGGCAGACGATTGTTCGCTGAATCACACGAAACATTCGCGGAAGTTTGCTCTGAGCCACCCACGCGTGATCGGCGTCTACTGATTCGGGGCTTCGCGTTCGGATCAGTAAGGCGTCGCCGAGGCTTCGCGATACCAATCCATCCATCAAAGGCCGTTGTCAGTTTTGTCCGACGTTGCCGGATGATTCGTCTGCAAACCTGCAGGGCGAAACCATCGTGTTGCCAAACAAACGTGTCACGACCGAGGCCGATCGACGTTTGCCAGCCGATTCGACGAGGCAACCGAATGCCCGCCAGCTTCATGGTGAACACTTTCGTGCTCGCGAGTTGGTTTTCAGCCAACGTTGGTGCGTGACGGGAGTCGAACCCGTGACCGTCAGTTCCCTAAACTGATGCTCTATCCACTGAGCTACTCCGACCGATGCTCATGCAGAACCAGTCTACGGAACACGGTAAACCAATCGCAAAGATGCGAGGACACCGCGCCGCCGGAACTCACATCGGCCAGTCGCATGATGAAAGACATTCTTCTGCGTCTTTGGTTCGCCATTTGACGACCGCGCACGAAAAACGGCTGCATTGGATTTTCCAATGCAGCCGTGGCGTGAATTCAGTTGGTAGAGACGACTATTCTTCGTCGTCTTCGTAGGTTGGCGGCCAGTCGTCGAGGATGCCGGGGTACTTGTACCAGTCTTCGCCCCAACTGCCGGGATGCACGACGGGGTAGTCGGGCATGCCGGGGTACGCGGTACCAGGGTGACCGGGCGGCAGGTTGTCGGGGTAAGAGTGACCGGGCGGCACGTGGTACGGATGATCGGGAGGCAACCGCGGCCAGATGTGCGGCGGCAACGGGGCGTTGATGATGACTGGCGGCTCAGGCTGCGGCGGCCAAAAGTGTTCTTCGGGCCACCATGGTGGGCGCGGGCCGAAATCGGGTGTGCCCGGTGGATAGTCGTCAGGCCACACCGGCTGTTTGGGTTCCGGCGGTGGCGTCAGGATGATTGGGCCGTCGCGTTCCGGTGGTTCGTACGGTGGCTCGTCGGCCGGCGGATCGAAGGGCGGCACGAACGGGTACGGCGGCATGTTGGATTCGTAGGGTCCGGGCATTATTCGGCAGTCCTTTGCAGCGGGTTGGGGTGGACGAAGGCGGTGCGTTTGCTCGGGCACAAGCCGCACTGCGGGATGGCTTTGGTTTGGATGAAGGTGCGAAGTTCATCGTCGGTGGCGGCGGGCGTGATCGCTTTGTAGTCGCGGAAGAGTTGCCACTGCGGGAGATCGTGCAGGTTGAGCTTGGCTTCGAGTTGAGCGAAGTAGGCGAGCGCGGGGCACTTCGCCAGCAAGCCGCCGGCGACGAGTTGCGTGCAAGTCTTCTGCATGCAAACCTTAAACGCGGCGTCCGGTTTGGAATCGAACGGCATCGGTGTGCCGTTCTCGACCTTGTACTGCCGCATCCAACCGCGATGTGATTGGCGAATCTTGATTTGGATACCGGTCATGTCCTCGATTTGCCGCGAGTCAAAACCGGCTCGCCCGAGTTCGGTCATCAGGTTGGCGACCTCGACGGCCGAAAAACTGGTGGTCGCTCCAAGTTGTTTCGCTTTCGCGTTCAGTCGATCGAACGCTGCACCGGTCGCTCCCGTGATCGCACCAACTTGGCGGATCGCGTCGTCGTACTCAGCGAACTTACGGATGCCATCGCCGAGCGGCGCGGCCATCGCAACACCCAGCCCGGTCAGCTTTGCGCCCATCATCGACGTCGATGACGCGAACGAGGACAATTGCTTCTGTGCCGAACGCAATCCCTTCACCATCGCTGAGTTCTTCAGCGTCAGTTCGACGAACGCGGCTCCGGCACGGACTTGGGACATGGGGAAGCGGTTTGCCTTTAGCGGAACGAACGACGTAGCCGACCGGTGGGCGAACTGGGTGGGCTGCCGGGCCGCGACGGGTTCTTGCGTTTGCGGATACTGCGATACGCGGTCTTGCGGATTGCTCCGCCATCGGTAATACCGATAGCGAACCGGACCGCGGTGCGAAACACTTGTGCTCATCGGGCGATGGCAACCACCGCAGACGAGCAACCCCAACAATCCCGCGTGTTTGTGACCACCACGTGCTCGGCGTTCACCTCGCGGGGACTGCTGAGTCCGTCGGCTGCTCAGTTCACTCTTCACCACATCGAATACAACGACCGAGACGATTGCCTGATGTGCCCCCGCATCGTCGCCTTTTTGCAAAAGGTGAGCAAAACTCATAAATATTGCCGCGTATTGCGTTGTGCAGTACAATGGGAACGATGATATTCGCCATCCAAGCCAATAGTGTAGCAAGCCATGCAAAAGAATAGTTCGTTGATGGTCCGGCTCGATGAGCAGTCCAAGGCGTTGCTCAGCGCCGCCGCCGAGATGCGTCGGGTCAGTGTGAGTGACTACGTTCGCAGTGTGGTGGTAAGACAAGCCGAGCGTGAAGTGGCTGCTGCGAAGTCCCAAACCATCGCCATGACGGCTGATGAGCAGTTGCAGTTTTGGACGGCGCTTGCCAAACCACCGAAGCTCACCAAGTCGCAGAAGGCGCTCGGAGCGATCATGCGAGGCGAAGCGTGAGCGGCGTCCGCTATCCCGACGGGTGGCAGATCGAGTTACTGACGAAGTCGCACAACCGGAAAGCATTTCAGTCCGGTCAAGAACAAGTTGATGGTTGGCTCAAACGATCCGCTTTGCAAAGCCAAAAGAAACACCTCAGCTCAACCAAAGTGTTGCTTGATGATGAACGCCGAATCGTCGGCTACTACACCTTGGCATCCTCACAAGTCGATTTTTCTGACTTGCCAACTGACGTAGCGAAATCGCTTCCGCAACGTCAACTTCCCGTCGCGGTCCTCGCGTGGCTTGGCGTTGACCAAACCTTTCAAGGTCGAGGCATCGGTCAACGTTTGCTCGCGACCGCGCTTCGAGACTGCCACGAAGCCTCGCAAACGTTCGCGTTCATTGCCGTCATTCTCGACTGCGTCGACGCCTCCTCCAAAGCGTTCTACCAACGCTTCGATTTCACCGAGCTACCGGGTTATCCAATGCGGCTCTACTTGCCCTTCAAACTCTTGGACAAGCTCGTCGCGGGTTGAACGAAAAGTATTTGAGGATTGAACGATCACATAACCCTACGGTCAGATGCAGTTCATTTTGCCAGCGTTCTTAGACAGACCAAGAATCAAACTCCAATTTCACGGTTCAATCAAAATTCATAACCGCCTGTTAGCGGCCAATGCTCATCCATTCTGCGGCCCTCCATGACCCGCCAGTCGCCAATGAGTCAGCCCAAATTTCAACTTCTCTGTTTGGTTAGGAAACTGACCGCCAGGGGTAAACTCCGAAAGCCGGCGTTTTGCAAACCGCAGAACGCCGGCTTTTTTCGTGGTTTCTAGGCGTTTTGGTGCTGTCTCGAACTCTCTGGGGAGAGAGTTTTTGAGAGGCGTCTTGGGCAAATTTTCGGGGGGTGGGGTTGGTTTGGCCGGCGAATCTCTCGGAGCTCTCTGGGGTGATCGGAGATCTGGGTTAACGGGAGCTGGGTTATCGCACGTTGGGGCCGCTCGGGATGCTCGATCCTTTGCTGGTTGGGCTCGGTCGGGGATGACCGGCGGCAGAATTTTGGCGTTTTGGGTAATGGGGCGCGCGTCGTCGCGGCGGCATAGATAGTTCCGGGAGGGGCCAGTGGTTTGGTCACTCGGATCTTTCTTCGCGACGGAGGTGCCGCTATCTCTTTGAATCTCTCTTCTCCGTCCGCCACCCCGGCGGATGTTCGCCTGCGATCGGTCGCGGCGATTTTGGCCGCCGGCATTCGGCGACTGCACCAATCGGCGGTCGAGTCTGACGACGACACGGCGTCTTCTGAACCTGTTTCGCGAAATCTCGCGGACTCTTTACCCGAGCGGCTTGATGACGTTCGCCCCGGAGGCCTCTCTGTCACCGGCGTCTCTGAAACAACGGGTTTCGAGACCGAACCAGAGTCCCAAGAGATGGAGATGAAACATGGAGAATGAAACCATCGGCAACGAACAGCGGCAACGAGACATCGCCGCCCTGCTGGCCCGCGGGTTGTCTCGCGCGGCACGAACATCCGAGCAAACTGAATCGACCGGCGGCACCGTGGTCGCGGAATCGCAAGAAGTTGGATCGACCATGACCGAAGGAGGTGACCAATGAACGCTCGTGTTACCGCCGAGATCGCTCGGTTGCCGGACATGAAAGTGGCCGACCTTCAAAAGCGATATGAACAGGTCTTCCGCGAAGAATGTCGAAGTCGCAACAAACAGTATCTAGTCCGCCGCATCGCTTGGCGGTTGCAGGCCAACGACGAAGGCGGGCTTTCGACCGAAGCGATCATGAAAGCCGGCGAGTTGGCTGTCGATGCCGAATCGCGTGTGACCGCACCGCGGGAGCATGCCAACACGCAAACGGTCGAACCGAAACCGGCGGCGTTCGTCGATTGGGATCCGCGACTGCCTCCGCCGAACAATGTTCTGGAACGCCAATACAAGGGCGAGATGATCCGCGTCGTCGTTTTACAGGACGGGTTTGAATACGAAGGCGAGCGATTCCGGTCGCTGACGGCGGTCGCCAAGAAAGTCACCGGCACGCACACGAACGGATTCCTGTTTTTCCGACTTGGGAGGCGACCATGAGCAAGCGAGACAAAATTGCGGCGACGGTTCAGACCATCCGCTGTGCGATCTACACACGGAAGTCGACCGAGGAAGGACTCGACCAAGAGTTCAACTCGCTCGATTCGCAGCGTCAATCCGCCGAAGCGTTCATTGCGAGCCAGCAACACGAAGGCTGGGTCGTCAATCCAGAGATGTATGACGACGGAGGTTTTTCGGGCGGTAACATCGAACGGCCGGCTTTGAAGCGACTGATGGATGACATCGAAGCCGGCAAGATCGACTGCGTTGTCGTCTACAAAGTTGACCGGCTAAGTCGCTCTTTGCTGGACTTTTCACAGGTAATGGGGACGTTCGACAAGTACGGCGTGTCGTTCGTCTCGGTGACTCAGCAATTCAACACGACGCATTCGATGGGGCGTCTGACGCTGAATATCCTGCTTTCGTTTGCCCAGTTTGAACGCGAAATCATCGGCGAACGCATCCGCGACAAGATCGCTGGGCAGCGGAGACGTGGCCAGTGGTGCGGCGGCTATCCGGTGCTGGGCTACGACGTCGACCGCAACGAGCGGACGCCGAAGTTGGTAGTCAACGCCGACGAAGCGACGAAGGTGCGACGGATCTATTTGATGTATCTGGAACTGCGATCACTGACGGCGGTTAGCGATGCGTTAGCCGAACGCGGCTGGAACAACAAGCTGTGGATGACGAAGAAGGGGAACGCCAAGGGCGGCCGGCCGTTCGACAAGTGCAGCCTGCACGCGTTGCTGACCAACACGATCTACATCGGCAAGATCAAACACAAAGAGCAAACGTTCAACGGATTGCACGAAGCGATTGTCGACGAAGAAATCTATGAACGGGTCCAGTCGCAGTTGCGGGCGAACAATCTGAACCGCGGCAACCGACTACCAAGTAAATACGGCGGTCTGTTGAAGGGACTGATTCGTTGTCCGCATTGCAACGTCGCGATGGTGCATACGGGGAAAAAGAAAAAGACCGTCATGTATCGCTACTACAAGTGCGTTCGAGCAATCAAACGCGGCAGCCGGGCGTGCGAGCATCCGTCGTTGCCGGCGGGCGAGATCGAAGAAGCGGTCGTTGACCAGGTGCGGGCGATTGCGGGCGACACCGGATTGCGGGACGAGATCATTCGCCAAGCTGACGAGGCATCGCTGCGGCGGAAAGAAGAGTTCGAGACGCAGCGAATGCAATTGACGCGGCAACTGAGTCGTGATCATGCGGAGGTTCGCAATCTGGTTCTTGTCGAGCAAGCCAATAGTTCGACGACCGCTCGGATCGCCGACTTGCAGCAACGGATCGAGACCGCCGAGCGGAGCCTTGCGACGGTTAATCGTCAGCTTGCCGAAGTGGAGAAGGATGACTTGACGGCCGACTTCATCACCGAAGCGTTCGCGGACTTTGATCGCGTCTGGGATGCGCTCAACATTCGCGAGAAGGCTCAACTTCTCGGGCTGCTGGTCGCGAAGGTCGAATTCGACCAGGCCGAAAGCACGATCGAGATTTCATTCCACTCCAGCGGCATCGCATCGTTGGAAGCCCTGCAACAAGAGGAGGTCACTGCGTGATCAAAGTCAAAACGAAACTGAACGTTCAAGTCACCGCCCGCGGCCGGAAGACCATCCGGCGATTTGCCGACGGCGAAGATGAGCAGCAATCACCGGCCAAGCCCGCCGGACGCATCCCGCGGATCGCCCGCTTGATGGCACTGGCGATCCGGTATCAAGCGATGCTGCAAACCGGCGAGGTGTCGGACATGATCGAGTTGGCCCGGATCGCTCATGTCTCGCAGCCGCGGATGACGCAGATCATGGGTCTGAATTTGCTTGCCCCGGACATCCAAGAGGCGCTTTTGAATTTGCCGCCGCAGCGTGGCAAATGCCCGATCCACGAGAAGGGACTACGACCGCTGACCGCGATGTTGCTGTGGGCGGATCAGCGGGCTGCGTGGGCGGTAACCGCGGCCGGGCTGGCACCTTCGACGGAGGATGCGAAGTGATGCGACCCCGGAAATCCGCGCCGCCGGAGTCTCCGTCAACGGGTTTTCCGGATTGTTCCGAAAAAAAGTTTCGCCCCGTTTTTTAGGGCGTTTTCGTCACTTTCGGACTTTTTTACCCAGGCCGCGTGACCAAACGTGTCCAAGCCCCTCTGTTCAATACTCCTGCACATGTCGCATTTGCTAGCAACCGGAATGGCTGGCTTCACCTTTGACAATCTCCAGGGAAGCGAACTCATCAGAGCGGATTTTTTGATCTCAAATGGCAACCTTCAATCCGAAGCACTTCACCGACGCGGAAGTCCTCCGCACCATCAAGCCCGAACACCTTTGCAAGCTCGTCCAGCCACACGCCGCCTACTTCGGCGATCGAGGGTTGTCGCTGCCGTCGGCCCGGCAAGCGGCAACACTCGACGTCGATCGGCTGGCCAAGATTCTGGAGTCGCCTGACGAAGCGATTCCCCAAGATCTGCTTAACGCGATCGGTTACATCGACGAGATGGCGACGCCTGGCGGCATGGATGGGCTGCTGCCCAAAGCCATCGAAGCGAAAATGCCATTCGATCAAGACGAAGACCACTCGCCGGCCGACATCGCGGTTCAGGTTTGGTTGTTCGACCCGATGATTTTGCAACGCGAACACATCTGGCACACGTGGAAACCGCCGCGTCGGATGGATTGTTTTCGTATCGCTCCCGGCAAACATGCGGATCTTTTTGAGATCACCGACGAACGCTGCAAGAAAGCGGCAGCCGATATCGGTTCGTGGTTGGCCGCGAACAATCGCACCGCGTATTGCGATCTAGCCTACAGGGTCACGGAAGAAGGTTTTGACTTTTCGATCCAGCGTGGTGATCCCTTCACTCGCAAACCGACCGTGGAAGAGAACACGATCGGCAATGTCCACTATCGCCCCGCCAATCGAGACAAGGTGGTTTTCAATCACGAAGAATTGATGGTCAAGATCAACACACCAATCCGGCGTGCGTTGCCGATTTATCAGCGTGTGTTCGGAAACCTGTTGTACGACGATCCCGAGTTCTTCACGGACACCAACATCATCTCGCTGCGACCGTTGGAAGAACTCGGTGCCAAGGCTTTGACGTTCGGAGACGTCGGCAGTATCGAAGAGGTGCTGTTCGTCGAATACTGCGTCGATTTGGGCGGCGACCAAGATGCAACGTTTACCTACAAAGCGAAGAACATCATCGAGGACATGAAGCAGCGGAACCGGGAATTGACGTTCGAGGGTCGGCTGAAGAGTGCCACGTTCCGGATTCGGTACCGCGGCAGTCGAACCAGCCGGACGCTGAAGCTCTATGACGGCAACGCGACGTGTTACACCCGCGACGGGAACGCGACGCACGCCGAGCAATGGATGCGGCTTCGCAATTTTGTGATTGAGACCAACGCCCAGGTTGAGAGCGACGTGGAGATTGATGACCAGACTTTGGCGATCCATTGAGGACGCGGTCACGTTGCACGGGGCGGAGAAGGATTGGCGACGACGGCTCGGGACGGAGTTCGAGTCGTTTCGCCGGTTCTTGATTCCCACGGATGGGATCGTGCGACGGCTTGCTGGCGATGATCGTGGCGGGGCGTGGTTGGTCGAGGAGTTTGACGGGCAGTGCTACGCTCGGTGCGAACGGACAATGCTTGTCCGCGAGGTATCACGGGCGGACGTCGTCAGTCTGCAGTTCGACATGCGGCGTTTGTCAACAGAGGTCGCCGCTGCGCTGTCGCTGGCGGGCGGTGTCGAATTCGTCGGTTCAACATTGCACATCGTTCGGGCGGGAGCGTTGCCGGCGAGTTTGAAGAATCTGCCCGTGTATGTCTGCACGCACAAGTGGACCGCGGATCTTGTCAAAACCGTCAACCTGGTCGCCCACCACGCCGGCGGGCCATTCTTGCTGTTGCATCCAACCGGTCAACCGATTGACTCGCAGGTTCGGTCTTGGCTTGCCAAGGTCGACGGACACACCGTTGCGTTGAAGCAACTAATCGACGTGACCGGCGACGGCAAACTTGCCGCCACGAATCGTGCCGAGCGATTGATGCGACAAACCCTGGGTATCGAGTCCGCCGACATGCCGGTCTACCGGTTCCAGAAAGACGATGACTTCTGGTGGATTGCGTTTGATGGAACGCCTCGACCGGTCAAAGACAGCAGTGGAATGCCGCACATCGCCCGGCTGCTGGCCCGCCCACACGTCAACGTAACGGCGATGCACTTGGAAGCGATGGCATCGGGCATCCACGAAGTGGCCAAGTCCGGTGGTCGCGGCGACAAAGTCGATGCACCCACGCTGGAATCTTCGCACGCCCGCCTGCGGCAGATCGCTGGCGAATTGGACCAGGCGAAAGAAGATCAGGACTTCGCCACAGCGATGCGGCTGGAAACTGAACGGGACGAGATCCGGGCCTACGTTCGCAAGGCAACCGGGCTGAACAAAAGGATTCGCGATGACACTGATGCCAAGCGTGCTGGCGACAGCATCGCACGTGCGATCCGGCGCGCGATCAAAGAAATCGACAAGCGTGTGCCCGAGTTGGCCGAGCACCTTCGTTCCGACTTGGACTACGGCATCGACTGCATGTACTCGCCCCGAGAGCCTTTCGACTGGGAACTTTAATTCGGAAATTTCTCCTGCGGACAAGCTTTGTCCGGCACGGACAAAAGTTGTCTTGCCCCATCCCCGGCTGAGGGACGCAACCGTTCGCCTCGCCGCCGCCCGTGTTATTTCGCGACTTTGATTCGCGACACGGTCTTCTTGCGGCGGTGATTGTGGTGACGGTTTGCGAACTCCCCGGCCGGGAGATTCTGTTTTGACCAACCAAGAGATTGCCCCGGAACTGATTGAATTCGCGATGCCGCTGGTCGAGCGAACTGCTCACAAGATCAAGGTCCGCGACGAACTTCGCAACGTGGACGTCGAAGACATTCAGCAGGACTTGATGCTTCACGTTTGCGAGCGAGCCCCCAGCTTTGACCCGGAACTAGGCACCGTCCAAGCGTTCGTGACGCAGGTCGTCGTCAACGGCGTCGGCATGTTGCTGCGGAAGATGTCGCGGCAACGTGACAACCCGAACGACGGCGCGGAGGTCACGTCGCTTTCGGAATACGTCGACAGCCCAGACCAAAAATCCGAACAGCGAATCGTCGGTATGTCTTTGGACGATGGCGACCGGCGACGGCAAACCGAGTCCCGTGATCCGATCGCCGACATCGAGCTTTCTGATGCCGTCGACGAACGGATCGCTACGTTGCCGGAAGACTTGCGACCGATCGCCCGCGAGTTGATGTTCAGCAACCAGAAGGAAACGGCCGCCAAATTGGAACTGTCACGTCGTGAAATGATGGCCGCAATGCGAGCGATTCGGAAGCATTTCGGCGACGTCGAGTGGACCGAGAAATAACTTTCTCGGACCGTGCGCTGACCGGGCGGCATAGATAGTACCGGGGCGGGCAAGTGGTTTTGTCACGCCATCTGTTTTCGCTCCGGAGGACGTCTGTGAATCACTTGGACATTGAAAAGCGAGTGGGTTTGTCGCTCGCGGTCGGTCGCTATCTGCGGTCGTCCGAACGCTTCAACGAAGCCTCTCGCGAATTCACCGGAGCGTGTCGATCGCTCCGCAAACAACTCGGAAGCGAGCAACGGTTTGTCGTCCAAGTCGACTGGAAGCACTACCTCGTGACATCCGATCGCGACGGCAATTTCGATGTCGAACCGATCGCGTCGCTTTAGGGCCAACTACTTACTCACTTACTCAATTAAGGAATCATCGAACCAATGACTAACCTACTCGAAACGATCCAGTCCGGCCGCCAATCGAAGCCGCCCCGTGTCTTGCTCTACGGGGTCGAGGGCATCGGCAAGTCGACGTTTGGCAGTGAAGCACCCAAGCCGATCTTCATTCAAACCGAAGATGGGCTCGACGAGATCAACTGCGATCGCTTTCCGTTGGCGACGACGTTCGACGAAGTCGTCGCCGCGCTGAAGACGCTGGTCAACGAAACGCACGACTACGAATCCGTCGTGATCGACTCACTTGATTGGCTCGAACGTCTGGTCTGGGACAAGTTGTGCCAGCAATACGGCGTCGAGTCAATCGAGAAGGTCGACGGAGGGTATGCACGCGGTTACATGCACGCCTTGTCACTTTGGCGTGAAGTGCTCGACCTGCTTGGGGCGCTTCGGTCACGCGGAATGGTGATCGTTTTGATTGCTCATTCCAAGGTTGAACGGTTCGAGGATCCGGAATCGTCACCTTATGACCGCTATTCGCCACGGCTTCACAAACACGCCGCGGCACTCGTCAAAGAGTGGACCGACGCGGTGCTGTTTGCCACCCGGAAGCTTCGCACCCAAACCGAAGACGGAGGGTTCAACCGCAAACGCACGATCGCTCACGCCATCGGCAAAGAAGGTGGCGAACGTGTCATCCGTGCGTACGGTTCGCCGACCTGCGTGGCGAAGAACCGCTACGGCATCACCGAAGAACTGCCGCTGTCGTGGTCTTCCTTCGTTGGTGCGATGACGACCAGTTAGCCAAACACCGATTCACTCACTTTCCCTTTCTACTCAACCAAGGAACCATCCACATGGCCAACCTCCAAGGCTTTGATGCCAACCAAGTCGAACCCGCCAACGACATGGAACCGATCCCCGACGGCAAGTACGTCGCCGTGATCACCGACAGCGAAATGAAGCCCACGAAGTCGGGGACCGGGAGCTATCTCCAGCTCACGTTTTCCATCATCGAAGGCCCGCATTCCAACCGTTTGCTGTGGGTTCGATTGAACCTCGACAACCCCAACGCCACCGCCGTGGAAATCGCACGACGCGAATTGTCGGCAATCTGTCGTGCGGTCGGCGTGCTGGTGCCGAGCGACTCGACGGATCTTCACAACTTGCCCTGCGTGATCGGCGTGAAGTTGAAGCGTCGCAACGACACGGGTGAGTTGCAGAACGAAGTGAAGGGCTACTTCAAGAAGGACGCCGTAGCCGAACCGAAGCCGGCGTCCGAAGTGGCCGACAACTCCGCCCCCTGGAAGCGATAGCCGCGCGGCCTCTTTTTGATCGCTTCCAGGCCCGACAGCCGGCCGGCACGGATTGCCGGCCGGCTGTTTTTTTACGCACACCATTGAGCCCGCATCTTGTTCAAACTCAACCTTCCATTCCCACCATCGGTCAACACGTACTGGCGGCACGTCGGCAACCGCGTGCTCGTCAGCAAAAAGGGCAGGCAATACCAGGCCGCTGTCAGTTCGTTGCTAAGGCGAAAACGAGTCAAAACGCTCGATGGCGATTTGATTGTCGACATTCGTTTGATCCCGCCCGATCGCCGCCGCCGCGACGTCGACAACTCGTTGAAAGCGTTGCTGGACGCGATGCAGTTCGGTGGCGCGTACGAGGACGACAGTCAAATTGTGCGTTTGACGGTCGAAAAGTTCGCTCCTGAACCCAATGCCGATCGCGCCGAGGTCGTCGTGCAGCGTGTGCCGGCACCGATCGGCCAAGCCGGCTTCCGAACATGCTTGCGATGCGACGAAGCATTTCAAAGCGATGGGCCGGGCAACCGCATCTGCCTGCCGTGCCAACAGATCAACGCGATGTTCAGTTGCAAAGTCGAGGACATGCGTGGCAAGAAGCGGCACAACGGCGAAGTCATCATCGAACGCGAGGAGGATTCGATATGAAGCTTCGTGGTTATCAGCAAGCCGCGGTGGATGCGGTTTACAGTCATCTTCGCAACCGCGACGACAATCCCGTCGCCGTGCTACCCACCGGTGCGGGCAAGTCGCTTGTGCTGGCGAAGATTGCGTCGGATGCTGTGAACCAGTGGGACGGCCGCGTTCTGATCTTGGCTCACGTCAAAGAGCTGCTGGAGCAAAACGCCGACAAGGTGCGGCGGCTTTGCCCCGACATCAACGTCGGTTTGTATTCGGCTGGTTTGAAGAAACGCGACACCAATACGTCCGTGTTGGTCGCTGGCATACAAAGCGTTTACAAGCGTGCGTGTGATCTCGATCCGTTCGATTTGATCGTCGTCGACGAAGCCCACCTGATCTCCAAGAAGGGTGATGGCATGTATCGGCAATTCTTGGCCGATTGCAAAGTCATCAACCCAAACGTGCGAGTCATCGGTTTGACCGCGACGCCGTTCCGTCTTGATTCGGGAATGATCTGTTCGCCGGATCACTTCCTCAACAGCATTTGCTACGAGATTGGAATCAAAGAATTGATCCGCGACGGCTACTTATGTCCGCTGGTTTCCAAAGCCGGCGTGAACCGAGCGGACTTTGGCGACCTACGTGTCCGCGCCGGCGAGTTCGTGACGGCGGATGTTGAACAACTGGCCGGCGACGACGCCCTCGTGTCGGCCGCGTGTGCCGAGATCGTCGAGCTAACGGCCGATCGCCGGGCGGTGTTGATCTTCGCGTCCAGTGTGGCCCACGGGCGGCAAGTCGTCGAAGCGTTGCGAGACAACCACAACATCGAATGCGGTTTCGTGACCGGACAGACGCCCGCGGACGAACGCGACGAGTTGCTGGCCCGATTTCGAGGTGACGCACCAACGTCGCTTTTAGAAACCAAGCCGTTGCGTTTCCTCTGCAACGTCAATGTTCTGACGACCGGTTTCGACGCACCGCGAGTCGATTGCGTCGTGATGCTGCGTCCAACCATGTCGCCAGGATTGCTCTACCAATGCGTCGGCCGCGGCTTTCGCTTGCATCCCGACAAACAGAACTGCCTCGTGCTGGATTTCGGAGGCAACATTGAACGTCATGGACCGATCGACCAGATCAAGCCCAAGGAGAAAGCCGCCCGCCCCGGCCAAGAGCCGCCGGCGAAGGAGTGCGAGAAGTGTCACGCCCTCGTAGCGTGTGGCTACGCGAACTGTCCCGAGTGCGGTCATCCATTCCCGCCACCGGATCGCGAAGCCCACGATGCCAAAGCCAGCGAGGCCGGCGTGCTTTCCGGCGAAGTCACCGACACGGACTATGACGTTCACGATGTGAGCTATCGCATCCATCGCAAACGAGATGCGGACGATGATGCACCACGATGTCTGCGCGTCGACTACATGATCGGACTCGATCATTGGCAGAGCGAGTTCATCTGCATCGAACATTCCGGCTTCGCGCGTCGCAAAGCCGAACAGTGGTGGAGCGAACGATGTCTCGATCCGTGCCCGAACGACGCTGATGAAGCGATGGACATTGCCGCCGCTGGTTTGTTGGCTGGTCCGTCGTCCATCACGGTACGGAGCATCACCGGACAAAAGTACGATCGCATTTTGAACCAATCCCTCGGTGAGATCCCGAACGTTCCGTTGGAAGAGGCTCCGTTCTAAGTGGAAGCCGGCCTCAACATTCGATCGCACGTCGCCGCCTACCTGCAACGTGGTTGGCAATGCGTGCCGCTGCGCCCACGGTCCAAATCGCCATCGCGGCGTGACTGGACCAACTTGCGGTTGGCTCCCGACGTTTTTCCCGAGAACAGCAACATCGGCATCATCCTCGGTGAACCGTCCGGCTGGCTCGTGGACGTTGACCTCGATTGCCCCGAAGCGATCGAACTGGCCGACAGCTATCTGCCGCCGACGCCGGCCATCACCGGTCGCCCATCGGCAACGCGATCGCATCGCTGGTACATCGCAGTTGGCGCGACAACGGAAAAGCATCAAGACCCCAGCGATGGTTCGATGATCGTCGAGTTGCGATCCACCGGAACGCAAACCGTCGTCGGGCCAAGCATCCATCCCGATGGCGAAACTTATGACGTACTTGATGTTGAACCCGCGACCGTTCCTGCGCCCATGCTGGCCGCGTGCGTGAAAGCCCTTGCCGATGCCGTCATCGTCCGGCGTGGCGTGCCAACGTCGAAGCCGCAACCGGTGGCGGCCGGGCCATCAGCCCCGGCCGCCGATGTCGAGATGCGAGCGATCGCTTACTTGAACTCCATGCCGGCGGCGATTTCCGGCAGCAGCGGTCACTCACAGACTTTTTCCGCCGCAACGGCACTCGTTCATGGTTTCGGAATCGGACCTGACCGAGCATTGGCGATTCTGCAATCGGACTACAACCCACGATGTGCGCCGCCGTGGTCCGATCGCGAGCTGCAACACAAGGTCAATCAAGCGGCGACCAAACCACATGACCGCCCATTCGGTTGGCTGCGAGACGACGCCCCAATCGAACCGGTCGGCGAACCGGTTGATCTAAACGGCATCGTCAATCAACCGGCCGCGAAGGTCGTCAAGATCGCTTCTGAACCGCCAAAGCCGATCCCGGAAGATCCCGGTGTTTTGCCGAAGCGTCTTTTGCGATGCCCCGGCTTTGTCGCTGAGGTCATGGATCACTGTCTCGATTGCGCTCCGTACCCCAACACCGTGATGGCGTTTTGCGGAGCGCTTTCGTTGCTGGCGGTTCTCGCCGGCCGCCGTGTGCGCGATCCGGGAGACAACCGAACCAATCTGTATCTACTGGGGCTAGCTCATTCCTCGGCCGGCAAAGACTTTCCTCGCAAACTGAACAAGGAAGTGCTACGCGAAGTCGGCATGGCGGATTGCACCGCCGAAACATTCGCGTCCGGCGAAGGCATCCAAGACTCGCTGTTCATGACTGAGTCGATGGTCTTCCAAACCGACGAGATCGACACGCTGCTGCAGTCGATCAACAAATCACGCGACGCCCGGCATGAACAGATCATGTCGACGTTGCTGACGATGTATTCGTCCGCCAACACCGTCTACCCGATGCGTCGAAAGGCCGGCAAGGACGCTCCCGGTGTCATCAATCAGCCCAACCTCGTCATCTTCGGCACCGCGATTCCGAATCACTATTACGCCGCGCTATCGGAACGCATGCTGACCAACGGACTGTTCGCCCGGATGCTGATCTTCGAGTGTGGCAAACGCGGTGAAGGCCAAGAACCGAAGATCCGGCCGGTGCCCGAGACGATTCTTGAAACCGCTCGCTGGTGGGAAGATTTCCGGCCCGGTTCCGGGAACCTCGTCGATTGGTGTCCCCAACCCACAATCGTGCCGCAGGACAAAGCTGCCGCCAGTTTGTTTGTCGAAGCCCGCCACAACGCCGAACGCGAATACGGCAAAGCCGAAGACGCCAGCGATCCGGTCGGCACCACGGTCTGGGGACGCGTCAGCGAACAGGCTCGCAAGTTGGCGTTGATCCACGCGATCAGTCGAAATTGCCGCGACCCGATCATTGACGCCCAATCCGCCGAGTGGGCGATCGAATTGGTCGAGCACCAAACGCGACGCATGTTGTTCATGGCTGGTTCGCACGTCGCCGAGAACCCGTTTCACGCCGAGTGCTTGAAGCTGGTTGAGAAGCTCCGCAAGGCACCCGAACGAACGCTGCCGCACAGCGTGTTGCTTAAACGAATGAAGACGGACGCCAAGACGTTCGTGCAATTGGTTGACACGTTAATGCAGCAAGGCGACGTCACCCAACTGACCGCCGAGACCGCCGGCCGCCCCCAGCGAGCGTACCGATTGACCGACCAAGCGTTGGTGAATGAAGGGGGTGAATCCGGGGGTGAAAGTGAAAAAGGTTCACGCCGCGAAGGTGAAGGAAGGTGAACCAAGGCGAAAGAAGCGTGAAAGAAGAAATGCGTCAAACCCAGTAAAAACTCACTCTCTCTTACTTCTTTCTCTCTTTCACCCCCACCCACGCACAAACCGGAATTGGATCGTTTTCGTGTGTGTAAGCGAGAGGGGGGTGAAAGAGGGAAAGAAGCCTCACCCCCCGACCCTTTGTCCATCCGTTTCGTCTGACCCAAGGAAACCACCATGTCGTGTTCTCGTTGCAACTTCTATCAGCCCGTTCCAACATCGACCGCTTTACCACGCAACCAACCGTTCGGCGAATGTCGCCGGCATCCGCCCGAAGTTGTCAGCAAGCCCTTCCGTCGCGACGCTTCAACGCAGTCGGCGTTCCCGATCGTTAGCGAGAACGGTTGGTGCGGCGAGTTCGCCGAACGATCGGCCCCGCTCGGCGACCGAGCAACACGGACCGTCAATAGGAAGTTCGACGCGGCGGCCCACGACGACGCGACACGCGGCCCCGTGACGGCCGACGCTGAAAACGTTTAGGTACTCCCGACCAGTGTGTTCTCTGGTCAGGGCCGCGGGAACAGCGGCCGTACTAGGCACAGTTAGTTTCGAGTGTCCGAACAAAATGTTCCGTCCGTCCGAACGCATCGGATCGCCACCCAACCAACGCAACAGCCCAGCCAACCATCTACCCAACCAGCCAACGACCGACCCTTTTCCGTTTCATTCTCTTTGGAAAAGGACTCTGCCATGCAGGTCGAAATGTGGACGCTCGATCGAATCAAGCCCTACGAAAACAACCCACGCCTTAACGACGACGCCGTTGACGCGGTCATTCACTCGATCAACGAATTCGGTTTTCGCCAACCGATCGTCGTCGATACCGACGGCGTGATCATCGTCGGCCACACCCGGTTCAAAGCCGCTATGAAGATTGGGCTGGCGGAGGTGCCCGTCCACGTCGCCGTCGACATGGAACCCGAAGCGGTCCGCGCCTACCGGATCGCCGACAACCGCACCGGCGAGAACGCGGAGTGGGACTACGACCTCTTGCCGCTCGAAATCGGTGCGTTGCAAGACGTCGGCTTCGATTGCGAGATGCTTGGTTTCGACAGCGACGAACTCGCCAAACTGCTCAACCCCGGCGTCGATCAAGGCCTGACTGATCCCGACGAAGTTCCCGAACCGCCCGATGATGCGATCACGCAACCCGGCGACGTTTGGATTCTCGGTGACCACCGACTGATGTGCGGCGACTCGTCGAAACCGGAGGACTTGGATCGGCTGCTAGACGGCCAGCCCATTCATTTGGTTCACATGGACCCGCCCTACAATGTCAGCGTTTCGCCACGGAGCAAGAACGCGATCGCGGCCGGCAACAGCACCTTCGCCGGCGATGGCAAGAAGGCCAAGGGCGAGCAGAAGATGCGGGCCAAGGACCGCCCGCTCGCCAACGACTTCATTTCCGAAGACGAATTCGATCGGCTGTTGTTGGCGTGGTTCGAGAACGCTTCGCGGGTGCTCGTCCCCGGCGGCTGTGCGTACGTGTGGGGCGGCTACGCCAACCTCGGTAACTATCCGGGACCGCTGAAGCAAGCCGGCATCTACTTCAGCCAAGCGATCGTGTGGGACAAGCAACATCCCGTCATGACGCGAAAAGATTTCATGGGGGCTTTTGAAATTTGCTTCTACGGCTGGAAGGAAGGTGCCGGTCACAAGTACTACGGTCCCAACAACGCGACCGACCTTTGGCACGTCAAGAAGGTCAACCCGCAAGCGATGGTTCACTTGACGGAGAAGCCCGTCGAACTGGCCGTCAACGCGATCCAGTACAGCAGCAAGCACGGCCAGAACGTGCTCGACCTGTTCGGCGGCAGCGGTTCGACCTTGATCGGTGCCGAACAAACCGGACGCAATGCGTTCTTGATGGAACTCGATCCGCCGTACTGCGACGTGATCGTCGAGCGATGGGAAAAGTTCACCGGCAAGAAGGCCGAACGCGTCGCAAAGGAGGTGGCGGCATGAACGAGTCTCAAGAAACGTCGGATCCCGTCGAAGATTTGAAAGAACGACTTTACCATTGGCATCGGGATGACTTTGAATGTCGATCGCGCGTTTTGTCCGACTTGGTGGCCAAGGACGACAACTTTGAAGGCTACTCGCTCGAATATCCGAAGACGTCACGATTGGCGGCGGAAGAATTGCGGTGCCGGGGGCTCGACGTCGACATTGCCCCGCGGCTGCTATTAATGGCGATCTTCGGCCAAGAAGATGTCGCCGAATGGACGGCCGATGATGTCGACGACTGGGCCATCCAGGCGGAACTCGAAGGCTCGCTCTCGCGGTCCGCGATGTTTTGTCGCGGAGCGAACGTTCGATTCGGCCAAATGATGGTGGCCTACATGTATCGCTGCGTCCGCAGCGGCGTGTCGTTCGGTCCGCAGATCGACATGGACCGGTTCGAGTACGCAATCGTGCCCGGCGATCCGTACAACCGCGTGCAATTTCTGCCCGTCGGCCGTTTGACCACCGTCATCCGCGAGGCCAACTATGAATAGTCGGCAACTGCTAGATGCGTCCAACCATTTTGATTCATCAGGTAAACATGCTCGGCGTTCAAATACCGCGACAAGGCCGGCAATTCGTCGGCGGACGTTAGTTCGCTGGTTCGCCGGCTGGTTTCAAAGTACTCCGGTGCGTTCGGCCGCGGCGGAAGGCAGCGAAGTTCGCCGGCCTGAATCAGTTCAAGGGCTTCGTCCGGATCGACGTAGCCGCTGGTCAGAATCGGCATCACGTGGTCGGGGTAGCCGTCGAAATGCAGGTACGTCGCCAGGATGGTTTCGTCCGGCAATCGGATGGCGAGGATGGCTCTTGTCGACATGGTTCAGTTTCCTTGTTCTTCGGGAGACGGATGTTGGCCGGCGTCGAGACGTTCGACGCGGTCCGGTGGAATGGAAAGCATCAATGACCGGCCGGTGTCCCAATCGACATCGACTTGCGTCCAACCTCGTTGTGGATACACGCCGGCGACCGTTCCGGTGGTGCCGGCGGGAATTGGGTCGGGGTCGTCGGTCATCGAAACCAGGCGGACCCGGTCGCCCGCCTTGGGGATGGTTGGCATAGCTGCGTTCTCAGTTGCGAGCGCTGTTGGTTTCGTCGACAAGGGCAGCGACTTCGGAAAGCTGAGCGTTGATCAAGTTCAAAGCCCGAACATGCGTCCAACGCAGGGCTTTGTTGTCCGGCTTCAACATGCGATCGAGTTGCAATTCGATGTGTTGCAGCAGGTCGCGTGAAATCTGGTGAGCGTTGTCGTACGCCGCGGCCGGCTCGATCGGCCGCGGGGCCAGGGTTTGAACGTTGGAGTTTTTCATGTCGTTTCTCCGTTTGGGAAAGAATCGTTTCGCGGTTTGCGTGTGACACATGGAGCCATGACGTTTCGCCGGCAGCAAGCGAAGTCCGGCAAACATTTCAAAAGTTCTCGAATGTTTTTCAACGCCGGCGAACGACCGCGACAAACGCCGCGTGTCGGCCGGCTCCGGTGCGCGGCATGGTTTGCCGTCCAACGAAAAAACGCCCGGCAGTCGCGGGCGTTGGGCGTGTGTCGCGAAGCCGTGGTCGCCGGCTAGAAAGGGATGACCGAATGCGGGTTGTCGCCGGTGATTCGGAATTGGTTACCGGTTGTCATCTCGGCGTACAGTTCGTGGTCGCGTCGCGTGACCCATTTCACATCGCCGGGTTCGCGGTCGGCGGTTCCCGGTCGCCAACATTCGTAGCGGCAACCCGGTTCGGGATAAACCTTCTCGCCTTCTTCGAGGTGCGAAAAGCAGCCGATGTCGCTGATGTAGAGTTTGGTGTCCATGTTGTGTCTCCGTTGAAAGAATTTTTTCGGTACGCCCCGTTGGCGTGTGACACATGGAGCCATGACTTTTTCAACGCAGCAAGCGAAGGCCGGCGAACAGTCCGAAGAATGTTGAATGTTTTTCATTGCCGGCGCACGACCGCGAAAACGCCGCGTGTCGGCCGGCTCCGGTGTGTCGAATGGTTTGCCGCACAACGAGAAAACGCCCGACCGTGGCCAACGTCGGGCGTGAGTGGCGAAGCGTTCGCCGGCTAGAAGGAAAGTGGAACCAAGACGTGAGCGTTCGGGCCGGTTACCGCGAACTCGCGTCCGTTGGTTGTCGTGGCGAGGATGCGGTTGCCGCGGCGGGTAATCCCGACCACGGTCCCGCGTTCAAACCGGCCGGGAATCGTCCGCAGTTCGTAACCCGTGTCGGCTTCCGGCTTGGCGGTTTCGCCGTCAACCAAATCCTCGATCTCGCGTATGTCACCAATCGTTTTCATGGCGTCGCCTCCCCTTCAAACCCGAACCGTAAATCGGCCGCGTTCGGTTTTTACAAACCGGCTTTCGTCGCCGCGTTTGAGGTCTCGCAAAATGGCCGAGTACAAAGTCGCGTGCGGGGTTTTGCCGCCAGGGCTTTGCCAAAGGTTTTGTTCCACCATCGCCGTGATCATTTCTTGCGAGTTCATCGGTTCGCCGGCGGTTTCCAAAACCTGCAAGGCCGCTTTGACGCACGAAAGTTTTTTCTTGCCGCCGGCTGCCGTTTCCGTTTTCGCTTTCTTCTTCAACACCCGTTTGGGTTCACCGGCCGCCGGCGTCGTCACCGCGCGGGCCGGCCCTTGAAGCCGGGCGGCGGTTTTGATGCGGACCTTTTTGTTGGTCGCCAAATTGGTCGCGTCCCAGCCGCCGGATGAATTCTCCGCGTCGATCCGGACCGTGACCTTTTTGTTGGTGACCTTCGCGAAGTACTCGCCGCCGATCTTTACGTCTGCCTTTTTCATCTTCGTCTCTCCGTTCGGAATAATTCGTGGTTGGCTGCCATCGTCAGGCGGCGGGCACCAACCCGCCGCGACGCCGGCGTCCGTGCCGGCGTTTCGGCTTTGGTCTACAGCACCTCCCCCAATGCGCTTTGTTTGATCGTGTCCAGCATCTCGCAAAAGATGTAGTGCTCTTCGAGCAGCGGGCCGGCAAGCGCGCCGTCGTCGTAGTCAGCCATTTCAAGGGCGTCTACCAAGGGCCGCAGGTTTTCGGCGATGCGGTAGTACGCTTGCCGCATCTCTTGGGCTTTGTGCTGATCCATATTTCGGAAGAGCGGGCGGAGGGCTTCGGCGCGGGCCTTTTGGGCGTCGGTCATCGGCATGGTTTGGTCTCTCTCGGAAAGGGTTTTGAAAAAGCGTTTCGCCGTTCGGCGTTAACACACATGAGCCATGGGTTTGGAAACACCTCAAGCGAGTTCGGGCAGCTTTTCGCAGCCTTTTCCCATGTTTCTGGAAAGCTGCGATAACTCCCGACACACGGGCGAATTCACACACGCGTGTTTCGGAGAAACTTTGCGGCCAGTCCGTCGATCGCGTCGTGAAGGTCGTCCAGTTCACCGAAATAGCGATCGAACTTTTCCGGGTTGGCCGCTTCGAGGATCGGCATGTTCTTCACGCCCGCGTGCAATTCCTCGATCAGTTCGAGCGCGGCGGTGCGGGCATACAAAAGGTCGGCGGTGGTTGGCCGGTTGGCGGTGTTGGGCATGGGTCGGTTCTCTGGGTTGGGGCGGAATGAATTTTGAATCTTCGTTTTGGTTCGCTACCGAAGCCTTCCTTCGAGTTTGTTCGCGGCGGTCCAAACGGCTTGGTGTAGTTCTTCGGCAGCCATGAAATGGATCTCTTTGGTTTCGTTGTCGCCGGGTTCGATGTCGGTCAAATCTTCCGCCTCCGACATCAGTTGCCGAAGGATGCGAACGGCCGCTTCGACGTTTTCTTCGAGCGTCTCGTACTGCGGCAGCCGCGAGTGGTATTCAAAATTGGTTTGCATGGGTGTTGCTCCGTTTGTGGGAAGAAGAATTCGTTTCGGTGACACACATGAGCCATGGGTTTGAAAACAGCTCAAGCGAAATGGGCAAGCAATTCGTTTGTTTCTCGAATGTTTTTCGACGCCGCCGACGTGGCCGACAAACGCGTCGTGTCGCGTTGTTGGGATTAACCGGCGAACGATGCGGAGACATAGAAAACGCCGCGGCGTTGGGGAACGTCGCGGCGTGTGGTGGGAATACCGAAGGGCCGGCGGTTACTCGTCGGCGTCTTCGGTTTGAATCAATTCTTCCAGGCGGGCGGCGTAGTGGCGAAGCGTGCCGACGTCGTCCCAACCGATCGCGTTGTCGCCCGTTGGCGTGGGTTGATCTTCCAGCATTTGTCGAACCGCTTCGGCGGCTTGGATCGCACGGGCATGGGCGGCGGCGTAGGCGTCTTCGATGGTCTGGTTTTTGGTCATGGTTTGTCCTCGGGTTTGAAAAGAAGGCCGGCGGCGCGGGTCGCGCCGCCGGCCGTTTGGGTTTGGTTTAGCAATCGCGGCAGGTTTCCCACGCCCGTTTGCTGCCGTAGCAGATCTGCCCGCCTTCGACGATGTAGACCATCGCGTCGTCGGCGACGTCTTGGTCGTCGAAGAATTCGCTGGCGTCTTCTTCGCTCGCTTCGTTCATCTCCGCGCCGCTGGTCAGCCCGGCGATGCGGTTTTCAAAGGGCCAGTTCTCTTGCGTCATCAACCGCACTTCGCAGTCGTCGCCGTACGTATCGCGGTACTCTTCCAAAAGCGTCGTCAGTTCGGAAACCGTCATGTTTGTCTCTCCGTTTGGGTGAATGAAAAACCGTCTTTCGATGACACACATGAGCCATGCGTTTCGAGACGCAGCAAGCCGATCCCGGCAGTAATTTGCAGGGTTTTTCCATGTTTTGAGATGTCGCCGACGTGGCCGACAATTGCGTCGTGGCACGACGGAAGAAGCATCGGGCCTCCCTGTACTATCTATGCCGTTGTCGGCGGACATTGCCCAACGTTCCCCTACAAACGAATCAACGCCGCGGGGCAAACCGCGGCGTTGGTGAAGCGGCAAGCCGCCGGCGGCTAGACCGCCCGGTCGTATTTGCGAGCCATTTCGAGAAGCTTCTTTTTGACCGGTTTCCAATCGCAGGTTTGGTCGCCGGCGGTCAGTTCGCCGAACCGTTTGTTGCGAAGGTCGCCCTTGTACCAACCCTTCGTCCAACCGAGCCGGTAGAACAGCCGGTTCAATTCCGTTTCGCCTTCGCCGGCACCCGGTCGGTCCCAGCAGCTCTTCGTTCCCGGTTTCTTTGCGTAGTCCCAACCCGAGCACCGTTTGCTATTCAAGGCGAGTTCTACCAAGCCAAGTACAAGTTGCAGGTAGCCGGCGATTTTGTCTTTGTTCAAGCTGCCAGCGAAGGCCCGAATCTCGATGCGTTGTTTGCCGCGGGCAAGGTGCGTCAGGTTGAGCAAGTGGTAGCGGTCCGATTCGCATTGGCGTTTCGCGGCGTCTTTGTTGCCGTAGTCCTTGATCCGTTTTGCCCATCGGTTTTGTTCGCGGCGTCGCGTGCCGGTCGAAGCGTAGATGGCCCGTTCGTGGTTTCCGATCAGCGAGATGAGTCGCGAAAGGGCCGCGGCGTCGTTACCGAAGCTGACCGTTACGTGAATGCCGGTCGAATAGTTAACCCGGCCGCCGCGGGCCGCGATCGCGTCGACCGCGGTCATGACACTTTGAAGCCCTTCGTACCCGCGGAGGACCGGCGATACAAATTCGCAACCCTTTCGGCCCGGTGCGAGCGTTTGAATGCTGCTGTCGCGTTCGGCTTTCCAACCCGCCGGCAGCCAAGCGACCGGCAATCCGTTGTGGTAGCCGCCGATCGGCGTGGAGTCGTTGGCGGGCATGGTGGTTTCGAGTTCGATACCGAAGGCGATGTCGTTGGCGTGCATGGCGTGTGTCTCCGAAGGGGTGAAGAATTCGTTTCGTTGACACACATGAGCCATGCGTTTCGAGACACCTCAAGCGAAGCTCGGCAGTAATGTTTCAGTAATTCGCAGCTTTCTTTTGACGCCCACACGCGGCCACGTTTGCCCTTGTTTCGCCGGGCGAAACATGCGGCGAACCATGCCGGCTTTCCCACTTTTCGCGACAGTCGCCGGCGTGTTGCCCGAGTCGCCAACCCACCCAAGGAGCCAGCCATGGAAGACAAAAACAACAGCGTCAATCCGAATCGGTTGACGGTTGAACAACTCGCCAAATTGCTGACGAATTCCTATCGGCAGCAAGTGCCGGCCGAGCACATCGCGGCTGACTTAGCCGCCGGCGCACCTACCAACGGGGACGGCACGATCAACTTGGCCCACTACGCCGCATGGCTACTGCAGGAGAAACACCATGGCGATTGATATCCAAAAGATGAAACCGAGCGCGTGCTGCCGAACGCTCAACAGCACGCCGCTAGGGACGGTCATCAATGAACGCCAACTCTATCGCTACCGAACCGAAGCAGGCATTCGCATCGGAGACGGCACGCATGTGGACTTGCTGAAGTTCACCGCATGGCTGATCGAAAAACGTCACGCCCCGAAGCCGCCGGCCGATGAGGATCCGTATGTAAAGGTCAAAGAGAAGGCTCGAGCAAGAAACGCCGCCGTCGCTTTGGCCGGCCGCGACATCGGTGACCTGCCGCCGGTGGAAGACACGGAACGCAAGGCGAAGGCCGCCGGCAGTTTTCAATTCTTTTGCGAAGCGTACTTCAAACTGACGTTTCACCTTTCGTGGTCACCGGATCATTTGAAGGTCATCCGTAAAATCGAAGAGGCCGTCGTTCGCGGCGGGCTGTTTTCGCTTGCGATGGCTCGTGGGTCCGGCAAGAGTTCACTGGCGGAAGTTGCGTGCATCTGGGCGGTGCTAAACGGCTATCGCGACTTCGTCTGTTTGATCGGAAGCGACGAAGGGCATGCGTGCGACATGCTCGATTCGATCAAAACCGAACTCGACGCCAACGAGTTGTTGCTGGCCGACTATCCCGAGGTTTGTTTTCCAATCCAAGCGTTGGACGGAATCGCCAACCGAGCGAACGGCCAGCTCTACCAGGGCAAGCGAACACAAATTGGTTGGACGGCCAAAGAAGTTGTGTTGCCGACGATCGCAGGCAGCGAAGCGAGCGGCGCGATCATCAAGGTCGCCGGCCTGACCGGACGCATCCGCGGCATGAAGTTCAAACGCCCCGACGGCAAGACGGTTCGGCCGTCGCTAGTCGTTCTCGACGACCCGCAAACGGACGAATCCGCGAGGTCACTTTCGCAATGTGCGAACCGCGAAGCCATCCTCGCCGGCGCGGTGCTCGGACTCGCCGGCCCAGGCAAGAAAATTTCGGGAATCATGCCATGCACCGTCATTCGCCCTGGCGACATGGCCGATAGCATCCTCGATCGCGATCAACACCCAGAATGGAACGGCGAACGAACGCGGATGGTCAATTCGTTCCCGACCAACGAAACGCTCTGGGAACGCTACGCCGAGATCCGCAGCGAGGGTTTGCGAGCCGGCGATGGTGGTGCGGCCGGCACCGAGTTCTACCGTGAAAACAAATTGGCGATGGACCATGGTGCCGACGTGGCGTGGAAGGAACGGTTCAACCATGACGAGCTATCGGCCATTCAACATGCGATGAACCTGAAACTCCAGGACGAGGCCGCGTTCTTCGCTGAATATCAAAACGAACCGTTGCCGGCCGAAACTGTCGACGCCGATCAACTGACGCAGGAACAGGTCGCCGGCAAGATCAACAACATGCCCCGCCACCGGCTACCGATTGCCGCGAACCATCTCACGTCATTCATCGACGTTCAAGGCAAGCTCTTGTTCTACGTCGTCGCTGCGTGGGAAGACGACTTCACCGGATACATCGTCGATTACGGAACTTATCCCGATCAACAACGATCGCACTTCACCCTCCGCGACGCCCGCCACACACTGGCGAATGCCACCGATGGCACCGGGCTCGAAGGCAGCATCTACGCCGGCCTCGATTCGCTCACCACGGATTTGCTCGGCCGCGAATGGCAACGCGACGACGGCGCGGCCATGAAGATTGGTCGGTGCTTGATCGACGCGAACTGGGGCCACTCCACCAACGTCGTCTATCAGTTCTGCCGGCAGAGTCCCCACGCCTCGATCCTACTTCCGTCACACGGGCGCTTCGTCGGCGCGTCATCCAACCCGTTCAGCGAATACAAGCGCCGGCCAGGCGATCGCGTCGGCTTGAACTGGCGAGTGCCTTCGATCAATGGCAAACGAGCGATCCGCCACATCATCTACGACACCAACTGGTGGAAGTCGTTCACGCACGCAAGGCTCGCTGTCGCGATGGGCGATCGCGGATGCCTTTCCATCTTTGGCGATCGCGTTGAACAACATCGCATGTTCGCCGAGCAGGTCACAGCCGAGTACTACATCCGAACCGAGGGACGCGGTCGCACGGTGGACGAATGGAAAGCCAGGCCGGAGCAGCCCGATAACCACTGGCTGGATTGTTTGGTCGGTTGTTCGGTCGCGGCTTCCATGCAGGGAGCGTTGTTGTTCGGGACCGATCTTCCGTCGGCACCGAAGCGAGAACGCGTCAGTTTCAAAGACATGCAACGCCGACGGAAAAACAACTGAGAAAACAAAATTGGACCGTGCGCTGATCGGCCGGCATAGATAGTACCGGAAGGGGAAACGCTTTTCGGAGAGTGCCATGCCAAACGACCTTGAAGACGAAATTCGCGAAAACGCGGCAGGGCCGGCGAAGGCATCCGGTGATGCTGGCAGCGTTGAGCAGCACAAGCTGACCGATCAAATCGCGGCCGACAAACACCTCGCCGGCAAGAAGGCCGTTGCCAAGCCGCATCGCGGACTTCGCTTCAACAAGATCGTGCCGCCGTCGGCTGGCTGATCTTTTCTTTTAACTCAACACCACGACCACAGGGCTGCCGGGGACGGCAACAGGAACAGCACGGATGCTGAAACGTTTGTCAGGGATCATCGAGCAATTGCGCGGGCGGAGTCATTTTCCTCCGAACGCCTCTGGACGCTCGCCCCGGCAGCCCTTTTTCTCACGACTGCGAGCGAAGTACGACGCGGCGAACACGACCCTCGACAACATGAAGCATTGGTCGCGGGCCGACGGGCTTTCGGCCTCGTCCGCGAACAGCCCCGAAGTTCGTCGCACGCTTCGCAACCGTTCGCGATACGAAGTTGCCAACAACAGTTACGCTCGCGGGATCACGCTGACGCTGGCGAACGACGTGGTCGGAACCGGTCCGCGGTTGCAAATGCTGACTGCGGATGACGCTGCGAATCGTTTCGTCGAAGCAGAGTTCTTCGCTTGGTGCGAAGCGATCGGTTTGGCTGAAAAGCTGCGAACGATGCGGTTGGCTCGTGTCGCTGATGGTGAATCGTTTGGACTGCTGACCAGCAACGAACGACTGAACACGCCAGTCAACCTCGATCTGCGATTGATCGAAGCCGACCAAGTCGCATCGCCAACCCTTGCGAACGACTCCGCACGCTACATCGACGGCATTCGCTTCGACGCCGACGGCAACCCGACCAGCTATGACATCCTTCGTCATCATCCCGGCGATGACTTCTTCGCGTACGAGGAAGAATACAACACGGTTCCTGCCGCCGCGGTGCTGCACTACTTCCGCTGCGATCGGCCCGGACAGATTCGAGGCATCCCGGACATCACGCCGGCGCTACCACTGTTTGCACAACTCCGCCGCTTCACCCTCGCAGTGCTCGCCGCGGCCGAAACCGCCGCCGAGTTCGCCGGCATCCTTTACACGGACGCGCCAGCCAACGGCGAAGCCGACTCCGCCGAACCGTTCGAGCCCATCGAACTTGAGAAGCGAATGCTGCTCACCATGCCCGGTGGTTGGAAGATGGCTCAGATGAAGTCGGAGCAACCGGCGACAACGTACGCCGAGTTCAAGAAAGAAATCCTCAACGAGATCGCTCGTTGTTTGAACATGCCCTTCAATGTCGCCGCTGGCAATTCGTCGGGATACAACTATGCCAGCGGCCGTTTAGATCACCAAACCTACTTCAAGTCGATCCGCGTTGAGCAGACTCAGCTTGCTCGCGTTGTCTTGGATCGAATTCTGACCGCTTGGCTCCGCGAAGCCATTCTCATCGAGGGCTATCTGCCCAACTCGCTTCGCACGCTCGATTCAACGTTCGAGCATCAATGGTTTTGGGATGGCCACGAGCACGTGGACCCGGCCAAAGAAGCCAACGCCCAAAAGATCCGTCTCGCCAGTCATACGACAACTCTGGCCATCGAATTCGCGCGGCAGGGGCGTGACTGGGAGACGGAACTTAAACAGCGTGCGAAAGAACTCGCACTGATGCGTGACCTCGGTCTGACGATCGAGTCCGACGAATCTGATTCATCCCCCGAAACCGAGGTCACGGAAGACCATGCCGAAGAGTCTCAAAGCCAACAACCCAATTGAAGCCGAAGCCGAATCGGTCCCGAGCAGCCTTCGCATCGTTTGCGATGACGCCGCGACGATTCAACTGGCCGCAGCCAATGAACCGGTCGAAGGCGAAGACAAACCAGCGCTTCGCAAGTTCAGCATGACCGCCTACACCGGCGGCGCGATGCGTTTGGGTGGTTGGCCTTACCCTGTCGTCGTCGACCTCGCCGGTATGCGAGTGACGCGCAAGTCACGGCCGATCCTCAAAGACCATGATCGCGGCAGCATCGTCGGCCACACCGACGACATCACGATCAACGATAAGTCGCTCGTTGTCGCCGGCGTCATCAGTGGCGTTGGCACAACCGCTCAAGAAGTCATCGCCACCAGCGAGAACGGATTCCCTTGGCAAGCATCGCTCGGTGCCAGTGCCGACAAGGTCGTCTTCATCCCCGAAGGCAAGACCGCTCAAGCCAACGGCCGCGAACAAAAAGGCCCGGTCTACATCGCCCGCAAATCAACGCTTGGCGAAGTCTCATTCGTCGCCCTCGGTGCCGACGACAACACCGAAGCTCGCGTGGCCGCCGGCAGCTACGCCGACGTTGAAGACCCAGGTGATGAGCCAGACGAAACCGAAACCACCGACGACCTCGAACCCGTCAACGCAAGTTTGAACATGAGCACGAGACCCAAGACCGAAACGAAACCCGCCGAGAAGTCGCCGGTTGAGGAAATGCGTGCTCAAGCCGCGGCCGAATCTCGTCGCATCGCCGGCATTCGCAAGCTGTGTGCCGAAAACCATCCCGACATCGAAGCCGACGCGATCGAGCAAGGCTGGTCCATCACCAAAACGGAACTCGCCGTGCTGCGAAGCGAACGCCCCAGGGCTCCCGAGCAAACTCAAAACCAACCGCGTCACGATCGCGTCGTCCTCGAAGCCGCCGCGTGTCTGTCGGTCGGCATCGACGAAAAGGTTCTTCTGGCCAGCTACGGCGAGAAAACACTCAACGCCGCCGACCCGTTCCGGCACATCGGTCTGCGAGAACTCGTCGCCGAGTGTGCCCGCAGCGAAGGCATCGACGTGCCGCGAGTCTTCGGTGACGGAACGGCAACGATCCGTGCCGGTTTCAGTTCCATGAGCCTGCCGAGCATCATGGAAAACGTCATGAACAAGACGCTCTTGGCGGCCTACCAAAACACGCCAATCGCCGCATTCGATCTGTGCAGCGTCGGCACGGTCACGGACTTCAAGGAAGTGGCCCGTTATCGCTTGCTCGGAACCGGCGGCTTTGAACAAGTCGCTCCCGACGGCGAATTGAAACACGGAAAACTGTCGGAACAGAAATACAGCAACAAGGCCGACACTTACGGTCAGATCCTCACTCTGACTCGTCACGATATCATCAACGACGACCTGTCCGCGTTCATGGACATCCCGCGTCAGATGGGTCGTTCCGGTGCCGAGTCCATCGACGATCTGTTCTTCACTCTGTTGCTGAAGAACGCTGGCTTCTTCTCCTCGTCGAACGCCAATTTGCTGCAAGGTGCCGACACCAAGTTCGGTCCCGACGCACTCACCGTCGCCAAGACCACCTTCCGCAAACAGAAAGCTGGTCCCGGCGGCAAACCCAAGGACCAAAAGCCGATCAACATTCGGCCCGAGTACTTGGTGGTGCCGGTTGAGTTGGAAACCGAAGCCGAACTGTTGATGGGTTCGTCGCAGTTGATGATCGACGCGCAAGGATCGCCCACCAAGATCCCGGTCGATAACCCCCACCGCAACAAGTACCGCATCATCAGCACGCCGCACCTGTCGGACAGCTACTACCCCGGCGCAAGTGCCGCTGCTTGGTATCTGTTCGCCAACCCGAACGTGCTGCCCGCGTTCGAGATCGTGTTCCTCAACGGTCGACGCACGCCGATCATCGAACGAGTCGAAATGCCGCCGAACACGCTCGGAATGGGCTTCCGATCCTACATCGACTTCGGTGTGAACTCGCAAGACCACCGCGCCGCCGTGAAAGTCGCCGGCGAGTGATCGCGGGCTGACTCATCTTCCTCAAGCCTCACTCCTCAGGTCTCAAGCCTCCCATCATGCAAGCTCAATACATTCACGACGGCAAACAAGTTGACTTCACACCCGACGTTGACGTGCCCGTCGGATCGCTCGTCATTCAAGGTGACTTGGTCGGCGTCACCAAACGCGACCTCAAAGCCGACACGCTCGGTTCCATCGCTGTCGAAGGCGTCTTTGACTTTCCCAAAGACCCCGCCGACGCCGAAACCTACACCGCCGGTCAAAAGGTCTACGCGACCGATGACGGCATCGTCACCGAAGTCCCCGACGGCTCGGTGTTCCTCGGCAAAGTCGTCGACGATGCCGAACCGACCGACAACGTCATCCGCGTTCGTTTGAGCCAGTGATGAACCGCCGTGAGCAATCCCATCATCGCACCCATCGGGGCGACGTTCGTCCACGAGGGCGTGGCGATCCCGATTGTTACCGAAGCTGAAATCCCAGCCGGCAATGTTGTCGTGCTGGGCAAGTTGGTCGGCGTCGCCAAGTACGGCATCTGTCCCAAATCACGCGGCAGCATCACCGTCGCCGGCGTGTTCAACCTCGTCAAAGATCCGACGACCAACATCCCGGCCGGCACAATTCTTTACTGGTCCAAGATCAGTCACCACGTCATCAAGAACGCTTACGAGCATTCGATGATCGGCATCGCCGTCGAAGACGCGCCGCCGAGCACGTTGCGAGTTCTCGTTCGTCTCAAGCAATAGGAAGTGTCGCCGTCATGGAAGACAAACTCAAAACCCTCTTTGAATCGCGACGCTTCTGGGCGGCAGCCGGCGGTGTCGTTCTCGTTCTCTTGCTGCCCTTCGAGGTCAAGCTCTTGGCAACCATCCTCATCGCCGCCTGGATCATCGGCGATTCGATCCGATCCACCAAAGCCATCCTGCTCGCGGTCGCGCTGAGCATGTTCGGCACCGTCGCATCCGCCGGTGACTTGCATGACACCTGCCGCGAAGCCACCGTGCGAATCCGCAACGGCAACTCGATGGGCAGCGGCACGCTATTCCGAGAAAGCGAAGAACACCTCTACGTTTTAACCAACGCCCACGTCGCCGGCACCGGCTTGGGCAACCGCGTCCAAGTCGAGTTTTGGAAAGAAGGTCACCAGTCGCGGCCCATCGAAGCCGAAACCGTCGCGGTCGCGTACATCCCACGAGCCTACCGCGACATTGCCGTCGTCCGCGTCGATCGTCGGGCGCTTGGCAATTACCGCCCGCCGGTCATCCCGCTCGCCGATTCGCAAGACTCGTTCAACTACCAGAACATCTTCAGCGTCGGTTGCCCCAGCGGACGATGGCCCACCGCCTTTGAAGGTTTCGCACTACGCCGGCAAGCCAACGGTGGCGACACGATTCACTTCGTCCCAATGCCAGCGGGCGGCCGTTCGGGTTCGGCGATCTTCGACGTTAATGGAGGCGAAGCCCAAATCATCGGATTGATTGCATGGCGAAGCACCGACTCGGGCGGTCACGGTCTCGACGGCCGAGGTGAAACGCACGGTTACGGCATCGCGATGACGCATCAAGAAGTCTGGGCAGGACTCAGTGGCAAGCAAACGACTTCCTCGGTGTTGCTCGTTCCGCCGCCGGACGCCGTGCCGCTTGGAACCAAGGTTGAACCTTCGTCGGAAGCGAAACCGGATGCGAAACCCGAAGTCGCCGACGGTGAAGAGAACCAAGGCGAATCCGACGAAGTCATTTTGAAGTACTCAGACCCGTTCGCAATTGAACGCGACGTCGAATCCATTCGGGCTCAACGCTTGCCGTCGGGCATCCCCGCGACCGGTTCCGACCGCGACATCATGTTGCTGTACCAAGACTCCGTCACCGAAGGCCCACAATCCAGTCCACCGGCACTCGCATACCAAGGAAGCTGTTGCCAAAACTGCGGCTGTTACCTGACCACGTCCGGCAACTGCCCCAACGGCCAATGCCCGCTTCCCGATCGCCGTCAACAACAACCCCAACAATACGGACAAGACCGTGGCGGTAGTGGGCTGTTCCCGAGCCTGCCACGCAACCGCGAACAAGGCGAACTCGAAAACCACTTGCTCCGTCGTCCCGGCGAACGCTTGCGAGAACTTTGGCCGTTCCCGTCGATGCGAGACATCGTCACCTGGTCGCTCATCGCGTTCTTCGTCCTCTACTTCATCGGTAAGTTCGCCAAGGCAAAGGTCAAACGCATCGTCAACGACCTGGCCGTCAACTTGGCGAACGTCGATGACGAAACGGAACCCGAGCCGCCGGCACCAAAGCCACGAGCAAAGCCGGCCGCGACGCGAACCCGCAAACGCACCGCCGCCAAATGAGCGACATGCTTCACAAAGGTCAGTCTTGGCTCGCCGCCAAGCTGACCCGGTTCGCCTCGCGGATGGTCACCTACCAACGCGATGAAGTCTCCGTCGACTTGCCAGCCACGATCGGCAAGTCCGAATACGAGCAAGACGATGGCGAAGGCGTCATCACCCGCGCCCAAGTCCGCGACTTCCTGATCAACACCAAAGATCTGCTCTCGTCGCCCATCGGCACCTGGCCCCGCCGTGGCGATCGCATCCTCGAAACCGATGGCGACACCACCTTCGTCTACGAACTGATGTCGATCGGCAACGAACCGCCGTGGCGATACAGCGATCCGTTCCGAGTCAAACTCCGCATCCACACCAAACTGGTCGACACCATCACATGACTGCCACCGCCGCCACCCCCGCCACCGTCATCCAAATCGCCGACAGCGTCGTGGCCGAAATCAACGCCGCCGACCTGTCCAAAAAGAACATCAACGCGGCTCGCTTGTACGTTCCCGACTTCGACCTCGAAGATATGAAGGAACTGCGAGTCTCCGTCGTGCCCCGCGAAGTCGAATACCTGCCGCTCGACCGAGCCACCAACAAGTATCACGCCACCATCGACGTTGCCGTGCAAAAGAAGTTCAACAAAGGCGACGCCAAAGAGATTGACCCGCTGGTGTTCTTCGTCGAAGAGATCGCCGACTACTTCCGTTTGAAGCGACTCAATTCCTACGTCGCCGCCCGCTGCATCAAGGTCGAGAACGCCGTTCTGTATTCCACCGAACATTGGACGCAGTTCAATCAATTCACCAGCCTGCTTTCTTTGACGTTTGAACTCGCCAAGTGATGCACATCCGGACGCGAGTTCGCTTCAATGCCAACCGCGTCAAGAAGAAGGTCGACAAGGCGTCGTTCAATTCGCTCGGTCACGCCGGCGGAGCGATCCGCAAAACCGCGTATCGCTCGATCCGCAAACGCAAGAACCCCTCGCGGCCCGGCAGTCCACCGAGTTCACCCACTGGCCGACTACGTCGTTCGTTCCGCTACGAAGTCGACCGTCGCGCCCCCGGCGTCGTCATCGGCCCGGTCAACGAAATCTCCGGCCAACTGTGGCACCTCCACGAGTTCGGCGGCAAGGCGAAGAAACGCCGGCGACTCAAACGCCATCGTTTTCGAGTCGGCCAACACGGTCCGATTCGAGCGATTCGCCCCGGCAAGTTCGCCCGGATCGAACTGCGAACCGCCGCCCAAGCCAACCGCGCCCGCCGGCTGATCGACGAAGAGAACCAACGTCGCGGAGCAACCAAACCCGGACGCTATCCCAAGCGTCCGTTCATGAAGCCCGCCCTCGACACCCACCGCGCCCAACTCCCCAAATTCTGGCGGGACTCCGTCAAGTAACTTTTTCCGATCCACGGATGGAACCAAACCTCAATGTCCGCTGAAGTAAAACTCGGTCTCGACGCCGTCCTGACGATCGACGGTGCCGAGATCAAGAACGTCAAAGACCTGACCGTCACGCTCGAAAAGGCGGAGGCCGATGCATCAACCCGCGACAACAACGGTTGGCGAGCCACCGTCGGCACGCTCAAAGACGCGTCGATCGAATTCACCGTGCTCAACAAGTCCGGCGACACCGCGTTCGGCATGCTGCAAGGACTCTGGTCCAGCGGCTCACCCACCGATGTCGGCATCACCGACGCCGGCGGAGCACTCACGCTCACATGCGAAGTCATGAACTTCAACGTCAACCAAAATCTCGAAGAAGTCGTCTCGGCTGATGTGACACTCAAGCCGACTCAGTCATCGTCCGGCAGCGGAATGAACGTTGGTGGTGGAACGTGATGGTGGACTGATTGACTTAAAGTGCTGAACGCAAATCATGAGGAGGACTTACCGTCCGCATCGTCCGCTTGGCCGATGGCACGGTCACGAAACTCTTGAAACCCATCCCAGCCATCGGTTGATGGATCTTCTAGGTCGATGAATTCGCCTTCGGAAGCATCAACTGCTTTCCAGTCAAAATGCTTGCACATCGCAACTATCGGAGAAACTGCATCACCGCCCCCGCGTACGTGGAGCGTGAAACTATCGACGATGCCGGACTCGCTGAAATTGAATTCGTAAGAAAATGCTTGGCCGTTGAGAGTTCCCCATGCAGGGTCGGACCAATCTATTGCATTACCAAAAAACGATGAAAGCTCCACTCTCAACTGAGCAGCATCGCCCAATGCATGTGGCTTGTAGTCATTTGGCAGGTCCGAAACGGATTTAGCATCGGCTTTCATGATGAAGACGTCCCAGCTCATTTTTCCCGCCGAATTAGTGGAATCTGTGTGACGAGCTGCGATGGAATCGAGACTCGCCTCTTCAACGTTTAGTTTATCTGAAATCGTCTCTCCAAACCACGGAATGGAATCCCATGCAAAAGTTCGTTGACCGGCACGGTCGCGTTTGGATCGTCGACATCGACAACACCACGCTTCGCCGCGTGAAAACGCTCACCGGCGTTCGCTTGCTCGATGCCGTCGACGGAGACCTGATCCCGCAGATGACGCAGGACTTCCTGTTGCTCGGCGAAGTCCTGTTCGCGGTCTGCAAACCACAAGCGGATAAAGACACCGTCGACCAGGAAGTCTTCGAGTCCGGTCTGTCGGGCGACTGTTTGACCGAAGCTCGCAACGCACTGGTCGAAGCGTTGTTGGACTTCCTCCCGGAGGACCAACGCCGTCTGCTGAGCAAAGCGGTGACGCATCAACGCGAGGTGACGGCACGCGGGATGGAGATGCTGCATCGCAAGCTGGACGATCCGACCCTGGCGGACAACATGGTCGCTCAGCTCGAAGCGAATCTGGAGGTGCCCGGCTTGAACGCGAAATCTGTCACCTCGCCGGCATCCTCGGCGTCGACCCCGGACCGTTAACGCTGCGGCAAATGGTCTGGATGATCGACGCCAAACGCAAACACGATTGGCAACTCGCCAGCACGCTTGTATGGATCACCGCCGAAGTCAATCGCGATCGCAAACGCCGCCGCAAACCATTCAAGCCCGACGATTTTAACCCGTGCGTCACAACGCGGCCCGCTCCTGCAAAGGCAAGCGTTGAACAAGTCGCATCGCTTCTGGGTGCCAAGTTCACCAAAGCTAGTCGCTAACCGCTAAAGGCCAATCGCTTCCCCATGTCTCAAGTCCGTGCCGGAGCCGCGTTCGTCGAACTGACGCTGAAGAACTCTGCGTTGGTGAAGGGTTTGCGATCGGCACAGAAACAACTTTCATCGTTCGCGTCATCGACCTCGATGATGGGTGCAAAGCTGACCGGGCTGGGTATCGCAATGGCCGCACCGCTGGGCGATGGCATCCGCAAGTTCGCGGAATACGACGACGCCATCCGCCAAGTCGGTGCGATCACCGGAGCCACGGGCGCCGCATTCGATCGACTCAACGCCAAAGCGAAACAACTCGGAGCGACCACCAGTTTCTCCGCCGTCGAAGTTGCCAACCTAATGACCGAACTTGGGCGAGCCGGTTTTGATCCACGGCAAATCGAAGACATGACCGGCAGCGTGATGAACCTCGCTCGAGCGACCGGCACCGATGCCACGCTCGCGTCGGGCATCTTCGCCGCTGCGATCCGCCAATTCAACATGGAGGCCGGCCAAGCCCCGCGAGTCGCCGACGCACTGACGGCCGCCGCCAACAAGAGTTTCAACAGCGTCGAGTCACTCGGTGAAGCACTGAAGTACGCCGGTCCCGTCGCGGCCGATGCGAACATGAGCCTGGAAGAAACGCTCGCGATCCTGGGGACGCTCGGTAACGTCGGCATCCAAGGCTCATCCGCCGGTAACGCACTGAAACGATTGCTGACCCTGTCGGCCGCCGAATCCGAGAAGTTTCAAAAGGTGTTCGGCGTCGCGACCAAAGACGCAGCCGGCAACGCTCGACCGTTGGTCGATGTACTGGGCGAAGTCGCCGAAGCCACCAAAGACCTCGGTTCGTCCGACCGTGCCGCCAAGTTCAACGAAGTCTTCGGGATGCTCGGGATCACAGCCGCGTCCGCGATCGGCAAAACGGTCACGGACACTCGCGAGCTACTCGGTGAATTGGAAGGTGCCGGCGGCATCGCCAAGAAGACCGCTGACAAAATGGAATCAGGTCTCGGCGGAGCGTTCCGAGTTCTCGCCAGCTCCTTTGAAGCGGTCCGCATCGCGATCGGAGAAGCCCTCGAAAAGCCAATCCAGCGACTGACCGAAAACGTATCGCTCGCCGCGTCATCCATCACCGACTGGATCGGAGAAAACAAACGAGTGGTCCAAGTTGCCGCAATGGTCGCGGCCGGAGTGATCGCCGCTGGTGCCGCTCTGCTGACAATCGGATCGGCCGCGGCGGCAGCGTCCGTGGCGGTTGGCGGTTTACTTGGCATCTTCTCCGCAATCGGTAGCGTCGTGGGTATGGCAGGCGCAGCGGTCGCAGCTTTGCTTTCGCCGATCGGTCTGGTGGTCGCCGGCGTCGCGGGGCTGGGTCTCTACCTCGCCAAGACATCGGGCCTGCTATCGCGAGTCTCCGCGTTCTTCAAAACCGCGTTTGCTCAGATCGCGGTCGATTCGCAAGCCGCGTTCAAAGCCATCGCTGCGTCACTCGCTTCGGGTGACATCACCGGTGCGGCCAAAGTCATGTGGGCCTATCTGCGTGGCTTATGGAAACAAGGCGTCGCGGCACTCGCCGATGCGTGGGATCAATTGTCATCAAGCCTCGATGGTTTTGCCGGCGGTTTGTTATCGGCCGTCGGCAGCTTGCTTCGCAGCACACTGGCGTGGGCGAGCGAAAACCGAACCGCGATCCTGACCGCGGTGGCGGGTTTCGCCGCGATGAAAGTCGCTGCCACCGGCGTCGGTGCCGCAATGATCGCACTCAAGGGCATTACGCTCGGCCTGTCGGTCGCATCGAAAACGCTCGCGGCAACTTGGGCCGTGTTGAAAACGGTCGGTGCAGGCATCAAAGCGGTCTTCATCGGTTTGGCCGCGGTCAAGAAGATCAACATCGCACTTGCTGGCGTGTACGCCGCAGTCACCGCCGGCTTGTCTGGAGCGTTTGGATTGCTGACCGGAGCGATCAGTGCTGCGGCCGGTGCGATGGCGTTGTTGTTCTCGCCATTGGGTCTGGTCGTCGCGGGCGTTGTCGCTCTCGGTGCCTACTTCCTCTACACGTCGGGTGCGATCGGCAGCTCAATCGACTTCCTCAAAGGAGCGTTCCAAAATCTGAAGGCCGACACCATGGCCGCCTTCGGTGCAATCGCCAACGCTCTGCGAGCAGGCGACATCAACGCGGCCGTCGATGTGCTGTGGTCCTACATCAAACTGCAATGGACCAAAGGCACGACCTGGCTGTCCGGCATGTGGTCACGCTTCACCGCTTACCTCTCCGACGCCTGGGGCGACGCAGTCTACAAACTCGCCGACCAACTCATGCAAGGTTTCGGCGGCTTGCGAGCGATCTGGAACAGCACGGTTGCCTACCTCGCCGACGGTTGGACGATCCTCACTTCCGCCGTGCAGAAAGGTTGGAACAACACAGTCGGGTTCCTGAAAAAAGGTTTCCTCAAACTTCACGAACTGGTCGACATCGCCGGCGACGTCGCGATCCAGATCGGCGGTGTGCTGGTCAACGCTCTGGCCGGTGTCGAAGGAGCGTGGGTGGAAACGATCGACTACCTCGCCGACTCCTGGGCGGTGTTCGTCGGCGAAGTCCGCAAGATGTGGAACAGCACAGTCGGGTTCCTGCGCAAGGCATGGGTGAAGTTGAAATCGCTCTTCGACGACGACATCAACGTCGAGGCCGAAGTGCGAAAGATCGACAACGAAACGAACGCCAACAACGCGGAAGAACAACGCAAACGCCAAACCGCGATCGCCGGCCGAGCGGACAAACGCCGCAAACGCAAGTCGGAGATCGAAGCCAACCGCAAGGTGATGCAGGAAGACCTGCAACGCCAACTCGACCAGCGAAAGAAGTCCCGCGAAGGCCAAGACCTCGACGCCGACTTCGCCGCGATCGACGCAGAGACCGATCAACAAAACGCAGCGGTGGACGCCGAACGCGATCGCCAGTTCGACTCCAACGCGAAAGCCAACGGACAACGGACCGCCGACACCGAGGAGTTCACCGCCGGCGTCCGCGACACGCTCGACGAAATGCGACGTCAAGCGAAAGCCGACGCTGCCGCGAAACGAGCCGAACGATCGCTCGCGGAAGCCGATCGTCAAACCAAGGTCGCCGAAGCCGAAGCAGACTTCCAAGCCGCCGTAGACAAAGCCAACGCACTGAAACCAGAAGGCGACGAGCAAACAACAGACACCGAAACCAAATCGCCACAAATCTCGGATGACCTGGCCGCAGCGATCGCCGAAGCCAGAGCGTCACTCGAAGCCGCGCAAGCCGACGCGGGCATCACGGGCGAAGATTCCGCCGGCGATGAGCGTCTCGAAAAACTCAAGGCCGGCATCGCGGCGATGGAAGCCAAGGCGGCCGCGATCACGGATCAAGCCGGCAACGATGGAAAACTCAAACTGCCGCCCGCAGAACTCGATGACGATTCTGTCGCGTTGGAACTCGACCGCGACGCCAAAGCCTCGATCGACAATTTTGCAGGCACCGATGTTGGCGAACAATCCAGCGAATCCGTCACGGGCAAGTTCGATTCGCGTGGTCTGAACATCGGCAGCGGTGCCCGCAAGCTCGAACCGATCGGTCTCGATGCTCCGGCTGAAAAGCTGAAACCTGAACCGCTCGACGATGAACCTGAAGTCATCCTCGCACCGAAGCTGGTCATCGACGACCAACCCGACGACGCGATTGCCCAGCAAGAACCTAATGCTGAAGCCATCGCTGATTCAGGACTGCGGCAAATCAACGATCGCCTCGTCGCCATCGGTCAATACTTGATGAAGTCCAACGAACTACTCGCCGGCGGAAGTGGAAACCTCAGCGAGTCCGGTGAACGTTCCGGCCTTGGGCTCAGCGAAGACGTTCAACGAGCGATCGTCGAGACCGCCAACAACACTCGCAAGCTCGCCGAACGATCCACCGGCGGCGGGTTGGTGTTCAGCTGATGAGCTTTTCATACGGAGGCTACAACTTCGACGTCGCGGCTTTGTCGGAGAAAGCGTCGCGTGGCAAAACGAACTCTGACTTTACCGCCTACGTCGCGACCAACGGTGGAAACGTCAGTCCACCGGCCGCCGCGAGTGCCGCCCGCTCGTACTACGAAGACAACTTCCCTGACCTGATCCCGTTCCTGCAAGTCGATGCGGAATTCATCAACGCCAAGCACGCGTTGGTCAGCGTCACGCTCACCGAAACCAAACTCGATCCGGTCTCGTTCAACACCACCGGAGCGACCACGCACATCAACCAAAGCTTGCTAACGCGAGGCATCTACGCCGCGCCCGGCAAGATCGCACCCGACTACCGCGGCGCGATCGGTGTAAGTGATTCAGGTGTCTCCGGTGTCGATGTCACGGTTCCGGCGTTCGAGTTCTCGGTCCGCAAGAAGTTCGAGTTCGTTTCGACATCGTATTTGTTGGCGGTCGTCTCCATGACCGGCCGCACCAATTCGATGGCATGGTCGATCTTCGGTCCCGGCGAAGCGTTGTTCCTCGGTGGCGAAGGAGGCGAGGACGACAACAACTGGGTCGACATCACCTACCACTTCGCCGCTCGCCCCAACCAACCGGCATTGCAGCTTGGCAACATCGGCAGCGTCAGCAAACGCGGTTGGGATTACTTGTGGGTGAAACATGACGAAGAGGTCGTCGGCGATCGCGTGCTGCAAACGCCAGCGGCGGCCTACGTCGAACAAGTCTATCCCGATGGCAATTTCGCAGCGTTAGGACTTTCGTAGGCCCTTAGTCGGGCTTCCGTGGTTCCAA